ATATCTACTTGACGTGTTCTTGTTAAGTTTTTGTATCCAGCAAAGTATTCTGGATTTAATGCTATTTCAATACCAGAATGATGTTTAGTACGTTTCTGGAATTTAGTTACACTTTCATACGGTTCTGTTTTTACCCACTCACGTATTAAATCTTTAGTAGGAATTTCACCTAATCTAATTAATCCTGTTTCTTGCATACGCCACATTAATGTAGCAATATTACTTTTATATCTACCTTTAGTAACTGGTATCTTTAATTCATTAATTAAAAAGTTATTTAATGCTTTAATATCTTTTAACTTTGTGCCTCTTGCCCAAGGATATGCTCTGACTTGTATTCTACCAGTCTCACCATTAGCAGCGTAAATAAATGCACCTTCTTTTTCTAGCTGCTTAGCCATATTATTTAACTGTTTATCAGTCATATGTTCTGCTAATTGCAATGGTCTAATACGATTACCTTTGCTATCTGTTTTACCTTCAGGTATATATCTAAAAATATCTACAGATAACGGTGCAACATTTTTGACTCTTGGTCTATTCTTGTATGAATTAGATGCGTAATCCCAATAACGTTCTAAAATACGTGCAGTTAAATACTCGTAATCATAATGTAATGTATTACCCTCTTTGACACTAAAATTGTTATTTTTATTTACACGACTAGAACCATGTGTAGGATTACCAGCTTTACTACCACCAATAGGTTTATCATAAGAATCTGTTTCAGGTGCCTCTTTTTCTAATGTAGGTTCTAGATTTTTATCTTTTGATAATGCACCTTCTCCTACAATGTAAATTCTAGCAATAGGAAAACGATCTATTTCTTTTAAATAATGCGCAGTTTGTATTAACTCTCTTTTTTGTTTATCACTTACAGTAATTCTATATTTACCAGATACTTCTTTAACAAAAGCGTTAATATCATAGTTTACATCATCAATAGTTTTTTTAAACATATTGTGTAGATCTTGCACACTAGCGTCTTTGTTTCTACGCTTTACATCTATAAAAATATTTTTCAATGATTTTTGTTTCGGTAAATGTTCAGACAACGGATCAACTTCTTGTACTTGATACTCAATAGTTCTACCGTCTTCTAATGTAATAGAATCTAATCTAAATTTTTTCTTTTCAATATCTTTAGCAACTTGCTCTGTATCGCCTATTTGGTTTTCTGTACGATTAGCTATAATGCTTTCTTCTATTTCAGCCTTTTGTTTATCTAAAGCATCGTACATTTCTCCTAGTATTTTCTCTTTAGCTTTACGATCTGTTTTAGCTTTCTGCTCCATTTCAGAGGTAATAATACCTTTTTCTTTTAACTCTTTATATGTTTCTGCATATGCTAATATAATATCGTTGTATTGATTTACAGTATAATCTATCTGCTGTTGTTGTATATTTTTTAAATATCTACTCCAGTATGCTTGATACTCAGGACTTTCATTTTGATACCAAGGTTGTTCAGTAAGCCAGTTTCTAGCTTTTTTCATATTGTAATCTCTTGGTATTGCATTCATAGAATTATAAATATCTCTTGTAGCTCTATTTTCAAATGATGCTCTACTATTTACACTAAAGAATGCAGCCATTAATGTTTCATATATTTGGTCTTCTAATGGTAAATCGTTTAACTCAGAAGTAACAGTACCATAAGAAACACCTGCACCACCACGCATAATAAAGTTAATGGTATTATATTGATCTATTCTATTAGGTTGCGTTCCTAATGCTTTAGCAAATCCACGAACTACTCTTTCTCCAGAACCACGAACTACTGCGTTACTACTACCTAACATTCTACCAATACTTACATACTCACCAATAGTACCAAATATACTACCTGCTACGGCACCATGTACACCAGCCATAGCCATTCCTTTAAATCCTTCACCTCTAGTACCATAAGGTTGTGCAGACATAGCCATTAGCAAACTTAAGTGTATAGATTGATTTACAATATTTTCTACTGCTGCTTTATCTATATACTTGCTTTTGAGTATACCTTTGTTCATATACTCTAAAATTCTTACGTTATTGTTATGTAAACCTTTTGTAGCTTGTTTCTGTATAAAGTTAGCTGCTAATCCAGGTATAGATACTACACCATATAGTTTTTGTCCAGTAGCAGGATCAATACCTGTTGGTGTAGGTGATGCTAATTTTGTAGCTCTAGCAAACCTATCCATAGCTTTTTGTATTTTTAGATTACTGTTTTGCCAATCTTGAGATTTGAGTTCTATACGTTCTGCTACTTTTTCTAAACGTTTGTTGCCGCTTTTCTTAGCTTTTTCTTTCAGTCCACGACTTACGACACCAGCAGCAGCTCTACCACCAGTAATAGTTGATACTACTAAACTTGGTGCTAATCCAATCAAATGTCCTATGTTATTAGCAATACGTTCTGTAGATGTGTCAGGTGTATCTGCAAAACCAAAAGTTGTAAAACCTTCAATCAATCCAGATACGGTCTGTGCTAAAACTCCGTCACTACGCCCTTGTCTACCTTCCGTAAGGGGTAAGCCTGCCTCATTGATTTTAGTCTCCATAAAACGTAAACTACGGGTGTCAAATGACGTAGGAGAACGGTCATAGAATGATTTAAGTCCTCTTGCAAACTGAAATTCATCTATTCTACCGCCTTCAAGTTCTTTTTGAAGTAGCGTTATTCTGTTATCTAGTTTAAACATTTATCGTTGTAATGCCTGTATCCAGGTATTTAACATCTTAATAGAATCACCGTAATACTGTTTGTAGTTTTCTATATTTTCTTTAGAAGTGCTGCCAAACTTAGTATCTTTCATTAAACGCTCTGCTAATGTTTTAGCTTCAATTAGGTCTTTCAAAGCTTCTTTTTGTCTTGATCTGTTAATACCACCGAACTTGTCTTCCAATGCATATTGTGCTTGCATAGTAGCTAAGCCTAAAGATGATGAATATGCATTCTTTGTAGCAGTTGCTAGCTCCATTCTTTGCTCAGGAGAACGACCAAAAAATCTATCTCTTTTAGTATTTTTGCTAACATTCCCTACAATTTCATTAATATCAAACTCAGGAGTTGCTCCGCTTTGTAAAACATTTCTCATAGCAAATCCTTTTTGATTATCAACTACCATTTGTGCATACAAACCATCGTTTTGCATATTTAATAAATTTCTAGCAGCTAACATACTTGCTGGATCTTGCATATTTAATCCACCGTACAAAGCATTAAATCCTTGTTGTGTAGAAGAATGTTCTTCTTGGAACTGAGGACTTACACCAGATGCTTCATAAATAGCTTTTAAAACTTCTTCTTGGTTTCTTCTTTGGTCAAATAAAGTATCACCTCTTCTCACCATATTTCCAGTTTCAAAATCATATTCTCTTGCACCTAATTGTTGTCGTTTTCTTTGCATACCAGCACCTTCTGGTGCAAAAAAACCACGAGATGCATCAAATATAAGATTTCCAAAAAATCTACCTTTTTCATAATCATAATTATTTTCATCAAGAAACTTTTGAAATTTAGTTTGACTATCTGCTATTTTCTTTGCATTGTTAGCAAACCATTCTGTATCATTGTCTCTTCTTGCTTGCCTCATTTCTTCATCAAACTTTTTATCTCTTTCGTTTAATCCTTGATTATATTCATTAATAGCATTTGTTGATTTTGTAGTTACAATACCTTGAGTGCTTATTCTTTCAAGAAAATCTTTCTGACCTTCATCCATTTCTGTTAATCTAAAGTCTTGTCTATCTTCCAACTCCTCCATTTTAAAATCTTGAAGTTGTTGATTAAGTCTCATTTGAGATTGTTCTTCAATTTTAACTCTTTCTTGAAAATCGGGTTCACGTATATCACGCATCAATCCCGACAATGATTGACTCGTAATACTTAGTGCATTTAAAAAATCTGTTTGATAGTTACTCATTATCCTACATTTCCTTTCTTAATATTGTCTTGCATTTGTAAAGCTTCTACAGAAGGAAGACTAACTCCTTGCTCTAGTGCTTGTGCTCTTAATTGTCTTTCAGCTGCATCTATAGTACCTAAACGTTGTTCAAGTGCTTGTGACTGCTGTAATAAACTTGCTTCACCTTGTAATCCAATAGCTGCTAATCTAGACGTTGGATCTCCTAACGCTGGATTTGAATATCCTGCTAAACCAGCTCTACCATAACCAGACATATCAGCCATATATCCAGCTCTAGCTTGATCTACTTGCAATCCTTGTTGATCAAATCTTAGTCCAGCCATTGTAGCCGCATCTTGTCTATACTGACTATACAATGGTTGTAAATCTAAAATACCCTTACTAGTCTCTGATGCAACTCTACGTTGACGTGCTTGTTCTCTTTTTTTAGCATCGTGTGCTATTACACCACCAACTAATGCTCCTATTGCATATCCCCAAGCCATTACTTTACCTCCTCTTGGTTGCCAAATGGTTTAAATTCTAAATTAGGAGAAATAGCCTTTAACCAATTTAATTCTTTAAAATATGGTGCATACTCTTTTGACATCTCTCTTTTTAAAGAATCTATTTGTTGTATAAAAACATCATCTTCCTGCTTCGGTTGTTCAGCAGGTTGCACCATTTCTTTATTCATTTCTTCAGCCATTATCTATCTCCTTTAATCTTTTTATTGCTGTTACAAAATCTTCTACACGTACTGGTGTTTGTTTATACCAACGTGAATGTCTACCCGAATCCTTGTCTGCATACATTATTTCATCAATAGCACGATCATATTCTTTATGACATAAACATTTCCAAGCAGTCGGAAACTTCTTAGTCCAACTTCTACCTAACTGATAATTAACAGATGTTAATGCTATAACAATATGTTCATCGTCTGTAGATAGTATACTAGCTTGTTTTTTAGCTGCTTGTAAAGCAGTGGTTATATCTTCCATATACCATTCTTTAATCTTGTAGTCATCTACTTCAGTTCCAACAGGGAAATCTTCCTGTTCTTGTTTTGTAAGTAAATGCCCAATACCACAAGTAGGTTTATTTAATGTATCAAGATATACTTCGTTTTTATATCCTTCACGAAGTTTCATATGTTCATACAATTTTTCTTCAAATGTTTTTTTATTTATTGCCAAAGCCATATCCAAATCTTGCTCCCATATAGTTTCTAGTAACATTATTTACTGCTTGTCTATTATTCATATAAAAATCGTACATATTATTAAAATAACCCATTCCTTGCATAAATATATTTCTATTTACAAAATCATCATTTGTATTAGGTTGAGTCATAGCTTGAGTGCTAACAACTGGCGGTTGTTGACCCATTACTGGACCAGGAGTAACGCTATTTTGTTGATTAATAACATTAGGACTTATCATTCCTCTTCCCATAAATCCACCAGGCATTACTGGAGCTTGTGGATTGTACTGATTAATTAATCCAGTAGGATTTTGATATGTATTAAAACCTTGAGATGTAAACATATTTCCTACATTTACAGTAGGAGTATTTTGAACCGTTCTACCTTCATTGTCTATTGAATAGTCTTTCATGCCATTTAAATAAAAAGCTCTCAGCTTTATTCTGTCTTGAAAGTTTTTCATTTTTCTTTCACCAAGATTTTGACCATCTATAATTATATCATCTCCAGCTTGAAATTGACGTAAAGATCTTTGAGTAGGTTGTCTAAGAGTTTGTCTAATATATCTTCTAAAGTTTCCATAACCTCTTTTTTCATCGTCTGGCAAAGCGTTCCATTCAGCTCTTTTTGCTTTTCTTTGAGAAAACATTTCTTTTAAACCTTCAAATCCTTCCTGCAATCCTTCTTGTATAGCAGGAATAGTTTCTGCTACTTGCCCACCTACTCTAGCACCCATAATCATACTAGGTATATAAAATAACGCTTTACCTAATGCACTATCTTGAAACTCTCTTCGTTCTGCTAAATTGCCTTCACCAATACGCAGCATTGTATCGCCAACAACACTATTAGGTGTTACTCTTTCATCACTACCATTTGCCATTATACTTCCTCCAAATCTGTTTTCATCCATCTATCAGCAACTTTAATATATAAAAAACTACCAGCATCGTTTTCCACCACAACACGATCACCACTAAATCCATCTCCGTTATCTGGTACTTCTGATTGTACCTTTATAGGTGTTTCCATAGAATTTTCTACTTCACTTACCTTAGAAGATTGTTCTTTTAAAATATCTAATATACTTTGTCTCATTATCTAAAACTCTTAGTTTTTTTAGCAATTTTTTTAGGTTGCTTACTATGTTGCTTACCTTTTTTAGTATCTTTTCTTTTTTTACGAGTAGTTGCAGCATACTCTGCACTACTCAAACTTTTTATAGCAGCATCTGGTAAATAACGTTCACCAGTCTCAGCAGACGGTTTGCCAGACTTTGTACGCCATT